GACGCACGTGTATGCCACGGTTGGAGCAGGCGGGATGCCTGATCCAGTCGCGGCGCTTGTCGACTCGAGAGTCGGCATGCTGATCGTCTGTTTGACGCGATATACACGATCCTGGGACGACACTTTCCCGCCGATTGCAGGGGTCTTGAGAGACCACTTCAACCAGAAGTATCCAATTGCGTTGGCAGCCGTGTTTTCGACATGGTTCCAGACGCCCTTGGGTTCTTCATGGGAGGCGTAGAAAGTATGGTTCGCTGGGGAGGCCTGACCATCAGCAAGGGTCAGATTCGCAAAAGCGGGCATGAGGAGAAATCCATTATTGACCGTAATTACCGAAGGATCCTGCCTAGTTGTGGCGAGAATACCTGTCGGGCAAGTGCAGCAGCGTTGACAAGACGCCGAGCACCAAGATCTAGCCTAAATCCAGGCAACCGAACCATAGGTTTGCTGTCAGTCGGAAAACGGTTCATCGCCGTGTAAACCGATCGACAGCTCCCATGGAGACGGGGCTGGGTATTGCCTAGGTCGGACCTCGGGCCTGCGATACTATGCACCTCCACTTTGTAAGAAGAGGTGTCGTATCCGTAACCCGGATCACAGGTCCAACCTACCCCGAAGGACGTTTCCAAGTCCTGCATGTATTGGCCTATATCGCAAAACCAGTCGAACACAAAGCTGAATGGGATATTCTCCCAGACAATTGCTAATGGGTTCAACGGAGTCAAGCGACTTAGCTCGAACATGCTAGGGTTAGTTACGCGTACCCGACGGGATATCAGGTAACGGTAACTGCGTTCCACTCTAACATTCTGACGTGTCAAGTCAGCTTGGTAGATGAGCATTTCTTCCGATTTGACTGTCGCCTTCGCCTTGATTTGCATTTTACTGCTAGTCATGCGATGGTAAGCAGCCACGTCGTAGACTGTTTTCATTAGTGGAACCCACCCGTACACATACTCGAGCCACAAATCGGACGCTGATTTCGTAGAATGCTTGAACGAAGAGATTTTCCTAAGTGCTTTTGGCACTTCGGATCGCCACTTCGTGAAGGCACGATACGCTTTTGCGACCATCATGGCTGTCTGTCTCGATTGAGAGAGGTCTACTAGCAACGCGAGGTCGCTATTTCGAACTGCCTCGTAGAAACGATGTGTACACTCGGCTTGCGCACGAGTTGAAAGTTCGCTCGTAAGGCTCGGAGCATACGTACCCTGTGGATATTTTCCGCTAAATGAATAGCGTACGAGTCCACTGGTGTATGCGCCCGATGCCGAACAAACGAGGGACTCTTTGAACGCCTTAGTCCAAGAGTGTCGGTTCGCCCGCTTGAAATCGGACGGACCGCCATTATACTCTACAAAGATCAACCGATCATAGTCTCGGATCACACTATCATTGTAAACCGACACATTCGTCGCTCCCGATAAGGAGTTTCGCGTGTGTTGGTAGCAAATGATGTGTGAACTGATTCCGTAATAGTTGTTCGATTGCATAGTAGTAACGCCCTTTCAGGGTATTTCGGCAAGCACATCACTGTGTATTGCCAGAGAGTAAGCCCAGCTGGCTATTTCCTAATCACAACCGGGGATCAACTCCAGTCCTTTGCAGGATGAAGTTGGCCTCGTCATCGTACGCTTCTTGAACTGTACCATACAGTTCTTCGTAACGTTCGATGGAAATGTGATTCCCACTCAGCAGTTTATTCGCGTATGCGAACATCCGGCCAAGCGCTTCGAATT